GTTAAGCAAAACTACAAAAAAGCACGTCTTCCAGGTTCACCAATCATTGTTCTTGACGCTGACGGTCTTGACCGTACAACTGGTCAATCATCAATGACTCGCTTACTTGCTGAGTTAACTGGTGGTGCAGTATCACAATCAGGTGGTTCTAATTTGTCAGCACTTGGTAACGAGTTGTTGTCAACTGGTCGCATTGAATCAGTATATGGTTGCCAAGTAATGTTCACTACATTCTTGCCAACTGCAACTCGTACAGTACAAGGATCGGTTGATAGACCTGTATTAGTAGGTGCTTACTTCCACGAAACTGCTCTATTCACAGTCTTGAAAGAAGGTCTTCAAATCAAGATGGGCGAAAAGCCAGGTGGATTGCAAATGTGGTTAACTGGTCTTGCTTACATGGGTGCAGGCGTTGGTGACAAACGCCGTGGTGGTGCTATTAACATCGTACAGAAAGATCCTTCATAAGGATACTTAAAATTAAATTAGTATAGGAAAATAATATGTCAGTCCCATATCAAAGAGTTAGCAACGCAACAGTAAAAGATATTATCTTTTATGATCCAGCAGCCGAAAGACGAGCAAATCAAATGCAAGTCGATTGGGACGACTATTTCAAAGTGGGGTCGCAGGAAATACTCTATCAACTAGAATTTGGTTGGTGGCCAAAGTACTGCGACACCGTCTTTGGAGCAAGTTATTATACTAACTTACCAAATGGTGATTTGATTTCAAGTTTTGATCCAAGTCGTTTGATTAAAAATGACCAAACATTAATTAGATTAGACACATTCATGGCAGTTAAAGTATTTTACGAAACTATTGTGAGTGATACTTCTAATGTTAATGATGTGGATCAAAATAACTTTGATCATGCGTTAAGACGTTATGAAGCAGAGTGGGAAAAGGCATTACAATTAATGAACTTTTATGACTTGCAAAATGATTCACCAGAAGGTCCAACAACTAAACTAGAAGAAAACTGGTTAAGTGATGTTAACTATTTTAACGGAGATCGCCGATATTTTTAGGCTAAATATAAAATGAACCAAGCATTCGTTTACAAATGGACTCACAAACCCTCTATGAATTATTACATAGGGTCTAGAACTGCACAAGGCTGTCATCCTGATGATGGCTATATTTGTTCTAGTAAAATTGTAAAGCCCATGATTCAACAAAATTATGATGAATGGGAACGAACAATTATTTCTATAGGTGATCCAAAAGAAATGAGAAGTTTGGAAAATGAAATATTGATGTTATTTGATTGTAAGAATGATCCAAAAAGTTTTAATCTTCATAATGGTAATGGTGATTTTGGATTGACCGGAATTAAACTTACTAAGGAGCACAGAAAAAAAATAGCAAATGCTAATAAAAAGATATTTTCTACTCCTGAAAAAAAACAGCAAGCGAGAAATCGTATGTTGGGTAAAAAAACCGGTGTTGTTCCAAAAACAGCATTTAAAACAGGTCACATACCCTGGAATAAAGGATTAACCTTTAAGGATCAAGAAAATAACCCCTGGAAAAATAACGGTGGTCATAGCAGAAAGGAAAACTTCTAATGTCGATGCCATTAATTACAACAAGCAAGGTTATTGATTATTTGCGTGAAGAGGTAAAATGTAATCAACCTCCCATTCAAGTAATTGATGTTTACCCTGCTGAAGATGATCAAGTATCATATGGTATCTATGTAAGAGGAGTACAAACTGCTTCTCGTGAAGCATTTCAAATGGCAATACAAAAGTGTGGATCAATTTATACTGTTACAGATGAATTTGAAATACTTTTTGTGTCGTTTCAAAATGACCCACAAGCAAATTTAGTTGAATCAGTCATCCAAAAATTAGCACAAGATGTTGATTTTTTTGATGGATACAATCAGGTTACTTATGTAGTTGATGACGAAATTGGTAATCGTAGTGAAAAAAGAACCTATACATTTAGTTTAGAGCGTACAGAATTTAATAGCCAATAACACAAGGAGAACTATAATGGCAAGAATTACAGTAAACACAACAGGTACATCACCAACTTTGTTAATTAGTACTGACTTAGCAAATGGCAATGTTGCAAATGGCACTATTGTCGAATCTTTATCAGTTACTTGTTTACAAGATGTGACTGTAACCAACTCGACTGGTATTTTCTCTTGGACAGATTTCTGTTCAGGTGATACCAATAAAGTTACTACTCCAGCAGACAATGAAATCGCCACAAACATCGTTATAGATGATGAAGGTTTCTTTGGTAACTCAGGTGCGTCAGCAAATAGCGCATCGAACCTGGGTGTTGCAGGTTTGAGCAGTGACAAAGTTAGAGTTCAATGGAAATTGATCTTAAACGGCGGTGCAAATACTGCAAACGCTTATTGGTATGGTGGTCAAGGTTACATCTCAAGTGTTGCTCCAACAGTAAGCCCAGATGCCCCAGTTTGGGTATCACCAATGAGTATTGCTGTCGACGGTAGCATGGAAACAGGTCAAAACTCTTAATCAAAGTTGATTATACCTAAAAGAGGGGCGCCTAAAAACGCCCCTTTTTTTTAACTAATTAAAGGAAATAAAATGAGTGACAATATCTGGTTAAAAACAGACGAAGAAAAATTAAGATCATTAATTGCTGACGAAGCAAAAATGATGCCAATACTTGATAATATGATGTCAATTATCAAGCAATTAAAAGCAAAACAAAGTTTTAGACTAGCATTGTTAAATCAATTGCTAGAAGAAGAAATTGAAAATAATACTAAATAGTAATAGCGAACAAATTAAGGAGATCAATAAATGAAACTTTCGCAAATCAGTTCAGAACCACAATTAGTAGAAGTCACACTTGATGACAAAGCACTTGTTAAAAAGTATGGTGAATCATTGACATTCTATACATGGGATCGTCAACCTATTGAAGTTTTTACCAAACTTGCTAATTTAACAGAATCAGATAATGCTGAAATCATTAGCATTATGAAAACACTTATCTTAGATGAAGAAGGCAAGCCAGTTATTGATGGCAAAAATACTTTACCTATGGATATTTTATTGCAAGCGATTAAGAAGGTTACTGAACAGTTGGGAAACTAACAAAAGATGCCATTGATAAGGATAGTCCTAAAATGGTATCGATTATGCAAATAGACGCACTTGGCAAAAGGTATGGTTTATTACCAAGTCAAGTGTTAAGACAAGCAGACACATTTGATATTTACATATTGGATGCGGCATTGTCTTACGAGCATTACTATCAACAGAAACAAAACAATAAACAGTTTGTTCCTGATTTGACAGAAGAAGAATTGCTCGAAATATACAATAAGGGTAAAGCCAATGAAGATAAAGTTGGAGATAAAAAGTGAGCAAGTTACAAAGCAGTTAGCAGACTTAGACAAGTATGTTAATCGTGACTTAGGCAAAGAAGCGTATGATTATTTTAAATCAATTACGCCTATGAGAAGTGGCAACGCTCGCAGAAAAACAAAATACTCTGATAAAGGCAATACCAAAGTTATCGAAGGTAACTACCCTTATGCTCAACGATTAGACACTGGGTGGAGTAAACAAGCACCAAAAGGTATGAGTGAACCTACCCAAGACTTTATTGAGCGTGAATACCAAAAAGAAATCGCTAAGTTAAGGAATAAAAGGTAATGGCTGATATTCGCACTAGGTTAATACTTGACAATAGACAATACAATACTGCTATTGATGAAAGTAAACAACGAACACAAGGATTAAACTCTGGATTAGGTAATCTAGCAAAAGGTGCAGTTGTTGCGGCAAAAGCAGTAGGTGCTTTAGCACTTGCCATTAAAGGTGCGGCAGTAGTATCAGCAAGATTTGGTGCACAAATAGCAGACACTAGTGCAAAACTTGGTATTGGTGCTGAATTTTTACAAGAATTTAGATTTGCGGCAGAACAAGTTGGTGTTAGTTCACAAACAGCAGACATGGCACTTCAGCGTTTTACAAGACGTGCCGCAGAAGCCGCAATGGGTACTGGTGAAGCCAAAGATGCGTTACGACAATTAGGTATTCAGTTACGAGATAGTAATGGAAGACTTAAACCAACTGAACAATTAATTAACGAAGTTGCTGATGCGTTTGTTGGTGTAGAATCGCAAAGTGAGCGTGTTAGACTTGCGTTTAAATTGTTCGATAGTGAGGGTGTTGCGTTAGTTAATGTCCTTAATAATGGGTCTAGCGCATTACAAGACTTTGCTCGCCGTGCTCAAGAATTAAATGGTGTACTAAGTGAACAAGATGTAAAAACATTAAAAAGTTTAGATGACAGTTATACCGAACTTGGTGTAGCAATTAGAGGTATTGCTAATGATTTTGTTGTTGCTTTAGCACCAGCATTAGAAAAAACAAACAAAGAAATGGCAGAATTACTTGCTGCCAACGAAGATTTAGCAAAACAAATGGGTGCAGGTGTTGGTGAAGCATTACGCACAATGTCTAGTGCTGTACAATTTCTTGCTGATAATTTTGATATATTAAGAAATGCTGTTTTAACATTTATTGGAGTAAAATTATTCAACAACTTGCAAAAAAGTTTTGCTTTAATGAACCAAAATAGAGGTTCAATAGCAAAACTTGCTAAAAGCATGACTGCCTTAATTAAAGAGGGCGGCGGACTTGCTGCGGTTCTTACTAGAATAAAAGTTGCATTATTAGCAAAATTATCAGTATTAGGGTTGCTTGCTGTTAAAGTAACAGCAGTTATAGCATTATTTGCCTTAATTACTGCGGCATTTAAATTATTTGAAGATAATTCGATTACTCTTGGTGAAACAACTACATCGCTTGGTGAAATTTTTGAAGCAGTCACTTGGAAGATAGGTGAATTCTTAAAACCATTATTAAAAATCGGTCCAGTTTTAAAAGATGCAATGGCTAGTGCTTTAGAAGTTGTTGGCCCCGCCCTCGCGGCAATTCTTGATGCTATTAAATTCTTAATTAACAGTGCCATTAATTCATTTATGTTATTACCCAACGCATTAATGTTAGCATTTAGTCAAATGAAACGCATTGTTCAGGGTGAAAGCGTAAGTTTTATCAATGAATGGCAAACTATGCTTACCGAAATGCTAGACACAGATTATATTGGCGCGGCAGGAGAAAGAATTAGTGAAATTTTAGAAAATCTAATTAAAGACTATCGAGCAGCCAAAGGTGAAACTAGCGAACCATTAAGAATTGAAATTACTCCAGGAGGAGTCGAAGGAGAAGGTGAAGCACCAGGACAACAATTTTCACAATACACCACAGATTTTATGCAGGGATGGAATCAAGCGTTTAGAACATGGAGAGATGAAGTCGAAGACACAGTACAATTTGGTAGAGATATGTTTAAACAGTTTACTGATGGATTGACTGATGTCTTAACTGATTTCTTTATGACTGGTAAAGCAGACTTTAGAGGATTCTTACAAAGCATCTTGCAAATGATTATTAGAAGTGGTATTCAACGAGCACTTGCAGGTATCTTTACTAGTTTAGGTGGAGGTACTGAAGGTGGTATTCTTGCATCATTGTTTGGTGGTGGTAGAGCAGAAGGTGGCCCAGTATCACAAAACAAATCTTACTTAGTTGGTGAGCGTGGACCCGAAATGTTTGTACCAAAAAGTGCAGGAACAATCATACCAAACGATCAATTAGGTATGAATCGTGGTCAAGCACAGCAACAACAAGTAACAAACAATTATATCACTAACAACATATCAGCGATAGATAGTAAGTCAGTTGCACAATTGTTTGCAGAAAATCGCAGAACATTATTGGGCACAGTGCAATTAGCACAAAGAGAAATACCATTTTAATTAATTAAAGGAGAAAACAAATGAAATTAACAAGACAAAATAAACTAGCAGGTAACTTTAACGTAATGTCATTAGCGGCATTATCATTTACTTGGGCACACTTTTTACAATTGATACCAATTTGGTTTTTACCATTAACAGTATTATTATACTTGATTGGATTTGGGTCAGAAATTGATCCAGGTGAATTAAAAAATAGGAAATAAAATGTCTGGACTACAAACAATTATTGACAACTGCCAAAGCATCGAAATAGATCGCAGAAAAGTTGTTGGTGTTGAAATTACACGAAATGAAGTACCAAGAACAAGTGTAACGCCCACTTATCAGCCGTGGCGCTTTGCGCTAAACATGCCATCAAGTTTGAAATACAATGAGGCACGCAGTTTGCTAGAAGCGTTAGATACATTAGATCGTAGTGTACCACAAGTTGTTACATTTGGCAACAATAGTTGTTTGTCATGGATATTTAGGTATCAAGGTGCTATGACACCAGCACAAATAGCAAATATCACTGTGCAAAGTTTTACTGGTAATCAATTAGTATTAACTAACTTACCAGCAGTACCAGCAACTCGTGTATTGTTTGCACCAAATGATTTGATACAAATTGGCAATAAAACATTCCCATTTACTGCACAAACACAAGTAGTGCGAGGTACTGATGCAACTGTTACGATCACAACGCACAGACCAAACATCTTAACAGGTAGTATTGCAGGTGATTCGATTACTGTAGGCAATCAGTGTCAGTTTTATATGTTCTCACCAAACATGCCTACATATTCATTAATACCAGGTGGATTTGAAAGAGACAGATTTGGTATTGTTGTTAACAATGCTAGAATTCAGTTTAACGATCAATTTGCATTACATGAGTGGGTAGCAACAGCATGACACAAAACATTGTAGAAGTACAAGATGCACCATCGATTACAAGCGCAGAGTTTGTTAAACTCACGGTGTACAATGACTTTAGTAATGTAAGTGACATCAGCACTTATACATTTAGTAGTGCGTATAAGCCAGAAGTTATTGGGGGACAAACATTCTTGCCCTTAGGTGGTTTATTACAAGTTGGTGGACAAAATAGACAGTTAAGTGTAACATCAAGCGATACTGTAATATCATTGTCTGGTGTTAGTGGTAACAATATGTCAATTGTATTGGGTACCAAAATCAGAGGTAGTGAAATCGAAGTTTATCGTGGCTTTTATGACGACAATCAAGTATTGGGCAACACTTACTTGCGTTTTACTGGTATTATTACAAGTTATGCTGTTGAAGAAGATCGTAGCGAACAAAATGATGTTTTTACAATTGCAGTTGCCGCAAGCAGTTACAAAACTGTACTAGAAAATCGCATTACTGGTAGAAAAACAAACAGCGAAAGTTGGAAGTTCTACAACGCAAATGATACCTCAATGGATCGTGTAGCATCTATCGCTGGTGTACAGTTTGACTTTGGTAAAGATGCTAAAGGCACAAGTCGTGGTGGCGGCGGTGGCGGCGGTACTGGCAATCTTGGTAACAGTGGTGACAATGTAATTATACAAAGACCTTAGGATTAACAAATGAAAATAAGATTAGCAAATAAATTTGACTTACCAGAAATTTTAAGAATGTTGCGTAACTTTCGCAATCACACTCCTATTGATAAAATGCGTGACTGCGACAACGAAGAATATGTTAGCAAAGTGTTTCATCACATTTTGTTAGGTGGTGGTGTTGCACTAATCGCAGAAAAAGATGATCAAGCAGTTGGTATGATTCTTGGTGTTATCAATCAAAATGTTTGGGACCCAGACATCAACGTGTTACATGAGTTAGCATATTGGGTCGATCAAGAACATCGTGGTACAAGTGCTGGTTACAGATTGATAGTAGAGTACAACAAACAAGCAGAGCAATTAGTCAAAGACAATTTGGGTAGCAGGAGCATAGCGTGGCAGTATTTACAGCAATAGGTACAGCAATTGGTACAGCGATAGGCTTAAAGGGTCTAGCATTAACTATATTTTCAGCGGTAGTTGCTACTGGACTTGCTGTTGGTACATCTAGGTTAATTGGTAGAAGGGCAGGAAGAGGATTAAGACAAGCCGATGCTGGTGCAAGAATACAATTGCCACCAGAAACTGACAACAAAATACCCGTTGTTTATGGTAGTGCATTTATTTCTGGTCCCATTATTGATGCTAAAATAAGCAGTGACAACAAAACAATGTGGTATGTTGTTGCACTAGCAGAGCATACTGACACTACAGCAGGTTCTGGATATACATTTGACTTAAGCAAAGTATATTATGATGGTAAACGAGTACAGTTTGGTAGTGATGGTGTTGTTACAGCATTAATTAACGAAAGCACTAGCCCATCAGAAACAGATACCAAAGTTAATGGTAAAATAAACATTTGGTTCTTTACTAATGGATCAAGTTCTGGTGTAAACACTGGTGGTTTAACTGCAATAGAAATTCTACAAGACGTAAACATACCAAATAATAATCGTTGGACATCTACTGATACAATGACAAACTGTGCGTTTGCAATTGTTAGAGTTAATTATGACACAGAAGCAGGCACAACAAGTTTAGGTGCAATTCAATGTAAAGTAACAAACTCAATAGACAAGCCAGGTGACGTGTTAAAAGACTATATGCTTAACGAGCGTTATGGGTGTGCTATCCCACTTGCTCGCATTGATACTGATTCATTAGATGCACTAAACACTTATAGCGATGACACAATTGATTATATTGATCCAAATGGTAGTCCAGCAAGTAAAGCACGATATCGCATTAATGGTCCCCTAGATACAAGTAATAACTGTTTAGAAAACTTAAGAATAATCGCTGATAGTTGTGATAGTTGGTTACAATACAGCGAATTAACTGCTAAATGGAAAGTAGTTATCAATCAAAGTTACACAGACTTTACAGACATTGATAGTTTGTTTGTTGTTGATAGTGATAACATAGTTGGTGGCATTAACATCAACCCAATCAACTTAAGTGAAACTTATAACGAACTAGAAGTATCATATCCAAACAGAGACATCAGAGATCAAACTGATTATCAGATTATACAACTTCAAGATTATCAAGAGGGTGTTATGTCACCCAATGAGCCAGTCAATAAACTTGACATTAGTTTCCCAGTTGTTAACGAACCAGTACAAACAATTTATTTGGGTATTAGACGATTGTTACAATCTCGTGAAGATTTAACAATTAGTTTTCGTTGTGATTATTCTGGTATACAAGTAGAAGCAGGTGATGTAATCTTAGTTAAACATGAGCGTTATGGCTGGGACTTGTTAAACAGTGGTAAAGGTAAACTGTTTAGAGTACAAAATGTAACTGAAGAAAAGAAACCAGATGGTACATTAGGTGTTGAAATCGTTGCATTTGAATACAATGATACTGTTTATGCTGATAACGCTATTGAAGACTTTGTACTTGAAGATAACATTGGTATTAGTGATCCAAACATTATTGGTAAGCCAGATGCACCATTAGCAGAATTGCAAACAGGTGGATCAATTCAATACATTGAAGTAACAGGTACTGTACCAAACGTTGGTTTAGTTAGATACTTAGACTTTAACTATGGATTTGATTCTAATAGTGCTAATCACTTGTATTACACAACTGCAACAAACGCAAACGGTATTCCATTAACTGCTGGAGAAACATTAACAATCGATGCAACAGAAATACCAAGAGGTAATTTGTATTGGTCTGTAACTGCTAAGAATGATCAAGTTGGTGTACGCAGTGATGCAAGTAATGTTGTTATTTGGGAAGCACCAAGTATTGTTACTGATCCAATAGTATTTGAAGCGTGTAATGCAAGCAGTAATGGTACATTAGTTACAAGTGACGCTATACCAAACTTAAGTGTTAATGGATTAGTTAGTATTGTTTCTGGCAATGGTGAATTACAACCTGATACTCGTGTAGCAAACATAGTATCAAACACAGAATTTAATTTATCAAAGTTACCAAATGTTGCACTAAGTAATGCTTGTATTAAAATTGAAGAAGGTGTTACTGGTAATAATATTGCAAACGGTACTATTATCAGCAACAATATTGCTAACTATACTATTATCAATAACAATATTGCTAATAACACAATTATTAGTAACAATATTGCTAACAATACTATACTTGGATTGAATATCGCATTGAATACGATCACAAGTAATAACATTGCCAATTTTACGATTTTAGGTAACAATATTGCTAATAGCACTATTACTGGTAATAATATTGCTAATAGCACTATTACTGGTAATAATATTGCTAATAGCACTATTACTGGTAATAACATTGCCAATAATACAATAACTGGTAATAATATTGGTAATAATACAGTTACAAGCAATAATTTAAGTAATACTGGAGTCACTGCTGGCAGTTATACAAATACTAACTTAACTGTTGATTCAGCAGGTAGAATTACTGCGGCTGCTAATGGAACGGGTGGAGGAAACGCAAGCACTTTCCTACAATTAACAGACACTCCAAATGCTTATGGTAATGCTGGACAATTAGTCTCAATAAACAGTAATGGAGATGGTTTAGTTTTTTCTAATGCAGCCGTAGTTCCAGGAGGAACTTTGTGGCAGACCTTAGGAGGTGCTGGATATGCAATTATTGACATTGATGACGAGACTGTAACGCAACCTGTTGCTATGACTGCAAGATCCGGCAATTACCAAATACCATTTTATATAACAGGAACTGATCCTGGTGCGAATTATTATTATCCACCATATCAGGCAACTGCAACTACAGCAAACGGATATCGAGCGGCAAGTACATCACAATGGGAACCTTGGGATTCTATAATAACTGATCGTGCAGAGGGTGATTGGAACTGGTATGTTTTAATTAAACAACCAACACCATCTGAAATACCACCAACAGGAAGTCTTGATGTAGTGATGGACGCTCAATTTATTTCTAATGTTGATGCTACTATTCAATTTTATCGAATGGTAGAATTTGATGTAACCCCTGATGAATATACAGGTCAAGACCAAAGATTGACTACTATAAATTTAAAACAAAATCAACCCTATCGTCACAGTGAATTAAATGGTATTGTAAATGTATCCGATGCCGCTAGTGTTATTAGTGCAGGATATATGATTAGAAATATCACACCCAACTCAAATGTTACAATCTCGTCTTGTAGTATAGTATTTGTAAGCACTTAAGGAAATATTATGAAACCATTTAATTATAAAGAAAAAGTAGAAGACCCAAACTTAGATAATTTTATCGCATGGGCAAAAAGTTATAACATATTTCAAGAATCAAACAGCAAAGTATATGATAAGGTATGCGATGCTATTAAAGAACGATTAGACAGCGAAGGGCTAGACTACGAAATTGTAAGGCCCGACTAAATAGATAAGAGGAAATTAAAATGTCACTATTATTAAATGGCGCTAAAACAATGACAATCGCTGGTACTGAAATGCAGTGCCTCGAGATTTATACAGGTGAAGCATATACTTTGCCTATTAACTTTACACTTGCAAATGGTGCGCCAGCAAACGCACTCAGCCCAAATGCTTGGTCTATCAATGCAAGTGCTAAGTTTTATAGTATTGACAGTGTAGAATACTTAAACTTTGATACAGAAGTTATTTTAGGTAATGTTACACTTGATAGCCCACAACCAAACGTTGCTGATTATACATTAATTACTGATTGGTCAAATGCTAGTATTGGTACAGCATATCTTTACATTGGTGATGATATTACTGGTAATTCAAGCACACCAACAGTTGATCTTGCAAACAGCACAGCAAACTCAACACTTGTTATTGTTACGCTAGAAGTAGAAAAAGAAAGTTCAGCAAATGCTTCATTAACAGATGTAAACAGAGAACCACTTGGCTTTATTGTAAGGTATCAGTAAAATGTCTAGCATTAGCGCAAACATTGTTGTTGACTCTAATCCAATTAATATTGTAGTTGAACCAGTAACTCAAGTTGGGGTCAGTGTTGAAACTACCAATTTAAGTATTATTACATCAGGTGGTGTAGGTAATCCAGGTGGCAATATTAATGAATTACAATATAATACTGGTTCTGGATTTGGTGGTATCCCATCAGTGATTTATGATGGTAGTGGACTTGTTATTCAGCAACCAACACAAATAGAAAATATACAAGTAACACAAAGCGCAAATTTAGGTAATGTTGCTAATCTTACTATCACAGGTGGTACTAATGGATATGTATTACAAACAGATGGTACTGGCAATTTAAGTTGGGTTGCAGGAGCAGGTGGAGGTGGTAATGGAACACCTGGTGGCGCCAATACTCAAATTCAATACAACGATGAAGGTTTGTTTGGTGGTAATGTTGGATTTACATTTAACGAAACAACTGGTGATGTAAATATTCCTGGTATTGTTAATGCCGATGGTTCTGGATTATCAAATATTGTAGGTGCTAATGTTACTGGTACAGTTGCCAATGCTACATTTGCTAATAGCGCAGGATCAGCAAATACAGCCAATATTGCTAATGTAGCAAATACAGCAAATGCGGTAGCAGGTGCTAATGTAACTGGTCAAGTAGCGAATGCTTTAATAGCAGGCACAGTTTATACTAATGCACAACCAAACATTACTTCAGTAGGAACATTAACTGGACTCGGAGTGAATGGCAACATCACAGCGGCAAACATTACTGCTAACACAGGCGTGTTTACAGGTAATGGCTCTGGATTATCAAGTTTAGTTGGTGCAAACGTAACTGGTACTGTAGCAAACGCTACATTTGCAACAAGCGCAGGTTCAGCAAACACGGCTGGCACTGTTACTACAAACGCACAACCCAATATCACAAGCGTTGGTACATTATCTAACTTAACAGTATCAGGTACAACCTCGACTGGTACGCTAATTATTACTTCTGGAAATAGTGTTGCATTAGGAAATGGAGCAACTGCTACAAATAATAATTTTGCAGTAGCGATAGGATTGTCTTCATTTGCTGGCTACAGGTCAGTTGCTGTAGGGCGTTCTGCCTCTGCCGCTACTAGCGGCAGACAAGATTCAGTTGCAGTTGGTTGGAGTTCTAAAGCCACATCAAGTAGATCAGTATCCGTTGGTTTTTCTGCTGGTCAACAATTAGGTTATAATCCTGGAAACTTTAACACATTTATTGGTGCAAATACAGGAAGATTAGGTGACGCAAATGTTCCTGGAGGTATTGTTTCTGTAGGGTCAGCCGCAGGAGAATTAGTTAGAGGAGGATCAACTGTTGCAATAGGTGAGAACGCTGGCATTGGCATGTTAGGTAATGATCGTGATTCTAATGTTGATATTGGTCAAGATGACAGAGCAATTGCAATAGGGTTGCAATCAGGAAAACAAAATCAAGGTTCTGATGCGATTGCAATTGGTGCATTTTCTGGATTAATTGATCAAGGGTCCAATACTATTGCAATAGGAAGAAGTGCAGGAACAAATAGTCAGGCAAATAATAGTATTATTATAAATGCAACAGGATCAAATTTAGAAGCGTCAACAGCAAACGCATTATTTGTTAAGCCAATTAGAAATTTAGCAAATAACGATGTATTAATGTATGATGCAACAACAGGTGAAATTACTTATGATGCGTTAGCAAATTATTCTGGTAACGTGAATGCAAATAATGTAAACGCATCAACTTTTGTAGTTTTAGCAAATGATAGTGCTGCCAATATTGCAAACATAACAGGTGTCGCCGGTGCCATGATTACTGTTAATGACCAAGATTATCAACCAGCATATTGGTCTGTTACAGATTCGGTATGGAAATATGTTAGTAATAGAGCCAATGTATGACATTTTTTTAATTATTGAATAAATACTATAACAATAATAACACCCCAGACTTGCGAGACAGCACACTGGGGTCATTCAGCGAGATAAGCGAGGTAAAAATATGAAATCAATTAAAGAAAAATACTGGGCCCAAAAGTCTCAAGCCAAAAATCGAGGGATTGAATTTAAACTTACTTTTGATCAATGGTGGGATATTTGGCAAACATCAGGCAAATGGGAAGAACGAGGTCGTAACAAAGGACAATATGTTATGTCTCGTTTCAATGATTGCGGTGCGTATGAAATAAACAATGTTTTTATTCAAACAAATGCGAATAACAATCGTGATGCCGCACCAAATCGAAAATATACTAAAAATTCTTTCGTTAATAGAATACCTTGGAATAAAGGTAAAAAAACTGGACCATTAACGGAAGAAATAAAAAATAAATTATCTGCTAAACTTACTGGAGTTCCAAAACCACAAACAAAAAAAACTTGTCCACATTGTGGATTGACAGGTGGTGCTTCAAATATGACAAGAAAGCATTTTGATAATTGTAAACATAAAGAGGTAATTACATGAAATTTTCACAAAACACTCTTCAACAAGTTGCCGGATTTGATGGACAAATTATAGCACAGCAACTTGTTTTTGATCAAAAAGACTTTTGGAACTTTAGTTGGGCTAGTGATGTACAATACACTGGTGGATGGGTCACTGGTTCAACGCCAATCAATTTAACAGGAGCAACAATTTCAGCACAAATCGTGCGTAGAGCAATCACAGATTATTGTGATAGCAGAACTGGTCTTGATTTTACTATCAATGACTACCCACTTGTTCGCAGTGCCGCAACAGTTACAGCAAGTAGCGATGCAACTGACGAATTTACTTGCGCTTCAACAGAATTATTGTATGAAGGCAAACCAATCAAGTTTTCTGGTACAGTGTTTGGTGGAGTTGACACTACTACAACATACTATGTGTTAGCAATTACTAGCACAACAACATTTACAATTTCAACTAGTTCTGGTGGAACAGTATTAGCATTGACAACTGCAACTGGCTCAATGTCAGCAGATACTATTGACCCAACACCAATCACATTGCCAATCACAAATCGTGATGATAGTGCTGGTACGTTTACAATGACAATCGATAGCGAACAATGGGCGTTAATTGCTGGTGACCCAGACTTTGACATCAATGCTGACAATCCAGCATGTTTTACAGGTAGAGTTAAAATTAGATTTCCAAGTGTTGGAGATCAACCAGAATACGATGAAACAGTATTTTTATTATTTTTAGTAACAAGCGATGGAGTAATTAACAATGGCTAATCAAATTAGAGTAGAATCAGGATCAGGTAACATAACAGTTACAACAAGCAGAGCAGTCATTGGTACTCTCGCTAATGTAGAAAACGCAAACACAGCAAACTTTGCTAATGTTGCTAACACAGCAAATGTTGCTAACATAGCACTCGATGTTGACATAGCAAATGTCAATGGTGCAGGCAATATTGCAACACTTAACTTAGATGGTAATGCATCAAACGTACTTTATGGTAATGGTGTATTTGCTGAAGCAGGTCAAGCACAATTAGTTGGTGATGGTGGTAACTTAAGCAACTTAAATGGTGCAAATGTTACTGGCTTTGTGTCAAATGCAGTAGCAGCCAACACAGCGTTTAGTGTTGATGGTGCAAATGTATCAGGCGAAGTAGCAAACGCAAACTATGCGTCATTTGCTAATGTTGCTAACTCAGCAAATGCAATTGATGGCGCTAACGTATCAGGTGAAGTTGCTAATGCTAACTTTGCTAGTTTTGCAGGTAATGCTAATGTTGCTAATAGTGCAAATAGCGTAGACGGTGCAAATGTTGTAGGTGAAGTAGCAGTTGCAAATACAGTAAGCAACCCAACTCAATCTAACATTACAGCAGTTGGTACTTTAACTGACTTAGATGTATCTGGTAATATTGTTTCTGAAACAGTTACAGCAAACACAATTACAGCAAACGTATTTGTTGGTAATATTAGTGCTACCGATTTAGATTATATTGATTTTGATACAGCAAATGGTGCTCCTTCTCATCAAACAGGTAGACTTGCTTGGGACGCACAAAAATTAACATTAACATTAGGTATGGATGGTGAGGGTAACATCGATCAGCAGATTGGTGAAGATCAATATATCTATGTTAAAGCAAACGCTACAATTACAGCAGGACAAGTAGTACAGTTTGGTGGTGTACAAGGTGATACTATTCTTGGTATACCAGCAAATACAACAAATTCAGGATTTTTACCTCGTTATGTTATTGGTGTTGCCCCTGCTAATATTGCATCTGGTAACAGTGGTTATGTACAAAC